ATGGCACAGGGTTCTCAATCGAGTTGGAAGGACGAATATTTTGTAATTATTTTAAGTATTCCATTAATTTTATGTTGGATTCCAGGTGCAGAGGGTTGGGTTGATCGTGGGTTTGAACAGCTTTCAAAAGCACCAGATTGGTATTTTTACAGCTTGGGCATAGCAATCTCTGCATCGTTTGGTGTTAGAGGAATACAAAAGTTTTTTAAGAGGTAATCATGGGTGATTTAAAGATACCAGTAGCTCTGGTTTTTGCCATGGCAGTGCAATTAGTTGGTTTGGTGTGGTATATTAGCAACATCGTTCACGACATTGAACATCTCCAGGGTCAAGTATCAGCACAGCAAGACATCATCGAGCTTCTTAACGCTGATGTGAATGATCTGTGGGCATTTTGTACCTTCACTGAAAATAAATGGGCAGAGGCTTATATAGACGATATGGTGTATGAACGTGTTTGTGGATCAAAGGAGGTTGTACAACAATGACATTAAGCAGAAAGAAAAAAGCTACGGTGAAGAAAGTCATCAAGGGTTTGAACAAAGCTTCAAAGACTCATGCTAGTCAAGCTAAAAAACTAAAGAAAGTTTTGAAAGGTAAGAAGTAATGAGTGAAGCACTAAAAACATTACAAGAGAAGATAGGAGCCACACCAGATGGTGCGTTTGGCCCCAACACTGCAAAGAAGATCTGTGACCACTACGCTCTGAATCCAGAGCGTGGAGCGCATTTTCTTGGGCAACTCGTGCATGAGAGCGGTACGTTTAGATATGTAGAAGAGAACCTAAACTATAGCAAAGAATCTGTATTAGCAGTGTTTGGTAAATACTTTAAAACAGAGAGTGATGCTGAGAGTTGTGCTAGAAACCCGCAAGCACTGGCTGACCGTGTATACGGTGACAGAATGGGTAATGGTGGACAAGGCTACCTGTGGCGAGGGCGTGGATTTTTACAATGCACTGGCAAAAATAACTATTCTCAGTTTGCGGCGGACATGGATTTGCCTGAAGTAATGGAAGATCCTGATCTTGTTGCCTCTAAGTTTCCTATGGAAAGTGCTATTTGGTTTTTTCACAGAAACAAACTGTGGGACATCTGCGACGAGGGTGTCAACGATGATGTAATAAAGACTATCACAAAAAGAGTGAATGGTGGGTATAATGGTTTGAAGCATCGTAAAGAAGAAACCCACAAAATTTATGGTTGGTTTATGTAATGGATGTTGTTGACTTATCGAAATATCTGTAT